ATGTCCAACGCCCTTGCTTGCGGCCTTGATTTCGGCACGTCCAATTCAACCCTGGGGCGGGTGGGCGCGAATGGTGTGCCGCATTTGCTGGCGCTGGAGGATGGGCGGCAGACCATTCCCAGCGTGCTGTTTTTCGGCTTCGAGGACGATGCGGTCCACTTCGGCCGCCAGGCGGTGGCGGAATATGTGACAGGGGCAAACGGGCGCTTGATGCGCTCGCTCAAGAGCGTGCTGGGCACTTCGCTGATGGGCGATACGACCCGCATCAAGGGGCGCAGCTATGGCTTCCTTGAAATTCTGGGCATCTTTGTGGGCGAGCTGAAACTCCGCGCCGAGGCGCAGGGGGATGCGCCGATCAGCCAGGTGGTGTGCGGCCGTCCCGTGCATTTCGTGGATGACGATCCGGCGGCGGATAGGGCGGCGCAGGACCAGTTGGAAAGTGCTGTCAGGGCGCAAGGGTTTCGGCAGATCGAATTCCAGTTCGAGCCCATTGCGGCGGCGCTCGATTATGAGCGGCAGGTGAATGGTGAGCGGCTGGCGCTGATCGTTGACCTGGGCGGCGGTACGTCGGACTTTTCGTTGGTGCGGGTGTCGCCGGAGCGGGCGAACTCGGCGGATCGCAGCGGAGATATACTGGCAACAGCGGGTGTTCATATTGGCGGCACGGATTTCGACCGGCTCTTGTCGATGAGCAAGGTCATGCCCGAGCTAGGGCTGGGCACGATGACGCGGGACAGCAAGCGGCATTTGCCGGTGGCGCCTTATTATGACCTTTCCACCTGGCACCGCATCAACCGGCTTTATAATGCGCAAACACTGCGGGATTTGCGCGGGACCATGCGCGAGGCGCAGGCGCCCGAGCGGGTGGGCACCATGATCGAGCTGATCGAGGACCGGCTAGGGCACCAGCTGGTGGGTGCGGTGGAGGCGAGCAAGATCGAGCTGTCGGAGCGGGAGCGGACGCAGTTTCGGTTCCCGGTGCGCAACAACGTGCTGGAGGCGGAGATCGGGGTTGAGGATCTGGAGCGGGCGCTGGGCAATTCGGTAGGGCGGATCGAGGCGACGATCGGCGAAACGCTGAAGCGGGCCGGGGTGGGAAGCGCGGCGGTGGATAGCTTGATTTTGACCGGTGGGTCAACGCAGGTGCCAGCGATCGCACGGCGGCTGGAGGCGCTGTTTCCTGAGGCGGAGCTGGTACGCACGGATGTGCTGGGGAGTGTGGGGCTGGGACTGGCGCTCGATGCGCGGCGCAAGTTTGGGTGAGGGGGCCCGGGTTCTTGGGCTTGACCCAAGGGGACTGTACTTGCCGGGGAGGGCGAAGTGTAGAGCCCTCGAGTCAAGCCTGAGGGTGACGAAAGGTGGGAAGCGGGAACCACCTTGCGGCTGGGGTGGGATCTCGGGATCGGCCCCGGGTCAGGCCCGGGGTGACATCGGGGCCGGGGCGGCTATGTTGCCCATGCCCATGTGGGGCTGGGATGGGCGGGGCGCAATGATGCCACGCCCTACGATCGTTACCCTTGGGCTTGACCCAAGGGGACTGCGCTTGCGGTGCGTAAGGGAAGTGTAGAGCCCTCGGGTCAAGCCCGAGGGTGACGGGCTGTTGGTGGGGGGAGGCGATGGCTTACCAACAAGAAACCCGAAAAACTTATCCATCTTTTCCCCGCGTGACGCTGGTCGGCTATAGTTCAGCTATGGTCGCAAAAGTGGGTCAGGAGGCGTTGCGGATGGCTTGCCAGCGGCGGGTTTTGGGGTCGGGCAGGTCGATGCGGCGGCACTCGAAGCGTCCCTTGATCGACTGGTTGAAGAACTGACCGCGCGATGGGGCGTCGCGCAGGCCTTCATAGATGAATTCAGGAACGCCGAAATATTTGTAGCGCCGTCCTTCTGGTCCGAACCAGATGGAGAGCTCCTCGTCGGCGGGCTTGTAGTGGATGTGGCGGATCGCGGCGGACATCGGGTTTCCCCTTTTTGACTCCGCAAAGACGAATCCAGCGGGATTCCAGCAAGTTCCGCTTAAAAGTTAAGATCGATTCACAAACGAGTCATTGCCATGGAAACAGCAGCCGAACCCGGGGTTCGCTGGGACGACGTTCGCGCCGAATATGAGGGGCGGCTGTTTGTGCCGGCCACCATCTGCAAGCGGTACGGGATCACAATCGCGCAGTTGCGCTACCGCCGGGAGATGGAGGGTTGGCTCAGTGCCCGCGCCCGTATCCCCCGCAAGGAGGACATGGTCGCGCAGATGCTCAAGGTCCTTGATAAACAACTCAAACGCCTGGAGAGCGCAGTGGACGAACCGATCGACAAACAGGCCAATGTGCTGGGCACGCACGTCAAGACGCTGGAAAAGCTGATCGAGATGGGTGCGGCAAAGCCTAATGCCGAACCGGCCAGCACGAAGAATATGGACGACCTTCGCAGCAAGCTGGCTAAGCGCATTGAACAGTTCCAGAACCGCTGAAGAGTTCGGGGATCTCGCAGACAAGACCAACGCCGAGATCGTCCAGCTTTATTACGATTGGCGGCAATGGGCGCTGCCCAAGCAATTGCCGCCTGAAGGAGATTGGATCACCTGGCTGCTGATGGGCGGGCGCGGCTCGGGCAAGACGCGGGCAGGTGCCGAATGGGTGCGCACGCTGGCGGCAAAAGGGATCGGGCCCATCGCCCTGGTGGGCGAAACCATGACCGAGGCCGTATCGATTATGGTTCGGGGGGATAGCGGTATTCTCAACACCCACCCTGACGAAGAGCGGCCTGTCCTGCGCGGGAACAGCTTGCGATGGCCCAATGGGGTTGAGGCGATGATCATGTCGGCGTCGGACCCGGACCGGTTTCGCGGGCCGCAGTTCGCGGCGGCCTGGTGCGACGAGATTGCCAAATGGCCGCATGGGGAAGAGGCTTGGGACCAGCTGCAGTTCGGTCTGCGGCTGGGTGATCGGCCTCAGCAATTGGCAACGACCACACCGCGCCCGACGCGGCTCGTCAAGCGCCTGCTGGCTGATCCGCATGCCGTGGTGACGCGCATGCGTACGGAAGACAACCGCGCGCAGCTTGCGCCCGCTTTCCTTGAGGCCGTGGTGGCGCGCTATCGCGGCACCGTGTTGGGACGGCAGGAGCTCGAGGGCGAACTGATCGACGATCTGCCCGATGCGCTTTGGCAGCGTGGCATGTTCAGGCCATTCACGGGTGGGCAGCTGGAGCGGATTGTGGTGGCGGTTGATCCGCCAGTGACGGGCAATGCGCGGTCGGATGCTTGCGGGATCGTGGTGGCGGGACGCTTGGGGGAGGGCGTTGCTGTTTTGGAGGATTGCACGCTCAAGCCGGCCGCGCCCCTGGCATGGGCGCGGCGGGCGGTGGCCGCGTTTCATGCGCATGATGCGGACGCGATCGTGGTCGAGGTGAACCAGGGCGGTGATCTCGTGCGATCAGTGATCGGGCAGATCGATGGCAATGTGCCGGTGCGCGAGGTGCGGGCCTCGCGTGGCAAGTGGCTGCGGGCAGAGCCGGTGGCAGCGCTTTATGGGCGAGGGCTGGTATCGCATGCCGAAGGGCTAAGTGCGCTGGAGGACGAGATGTGTGCCTTTGGGCCGGGCGGCAAGAGCGACGGACATTCGCCCGACAGGGTGGATGCGCTGGTCTGGGCGGTGACGGAGTTGCTGCTGGGCGAGGGGCGGCCGCGGGTGCGGGGGCTTTGAGGGGATATAGGGCCCTATCCTCCGACGTGGTGCGACATTCACCACCCGTTATCTTGGGGCTTGACCCAAGGGGGCCTGCGGTCGTGGCAGAAGTGTAGGGCTCTCGGGTCTTCGCGCGAGGGTGACGATCTGTGGGTGGGTGACATTGTGGGTGGGGCGGGATGATGCACGGCCCCGATTGAATAGGAACCAAAACCATGCCGAACTGGATCAACCGCCTCCTGGGCGGGGGAACAAACGCGCCTGCCGAACACAAGGCCTATGGCACGCAGACGCTGGTGAGCTTGAGCCAGCTGGGGGCGGCCAATTGGAGCAGCCGGGGTTTTGCGAGCCTCGCCAACCAAGGATATGCGCGCAACCCGGTGGTCTATCGCTGCATCCGCCTGATCGCCGAAACGGCCAATCGGGTGCCGCTGGTGGTGAGCGAAGGTGGGCGCAGGCTCGACGAGCATCCGCTGGCCCATTTGCTGCGCCGGCCCAATGGGCGTCAATCGGGCGGGGAATTGCTGGAAGGGGTTTATGCCTATCTGCAGACGGCGGGAAATGCCTATCTTCAGGCTGGAATGGTGGATGGGCAGGTGCGGGCTTTGTTCGCGCTGCGGCCGGACAGGGTAAGCGTTGTGGCAGGCCAGGATGGCTGGCCCGCGGCTTACGACTATACGGTCGGCGGCCGTACCACGCGGTTGCGACAGGACGGCGAGCCCGTGCCTCATGTGCTTCATATGGCGCTGTTTGATCCGCTGGATGATCACTACGGCATGGCGCCGCTCGAGGCAGCAGCAACAAGCCTGGATATCCACAATGCCGCCGCACAGTGGAACAAGGCGCTGCTGGACAACGCGGCGCGACCATCCGGGGCGCTGGTGTATTCGGTCGCGGGGCAGAATTTAACGCAAGCGCAGTTCGAGCGGCTCAAGAGCGAGCTGGAACAGAACTTTTCGGGTGCGGCAAATGCCGGACGGCCCATGCTGCTCGAGGGTGGGCTGGACTGGAAGACCATTGCCCTCTCGCCGCGGGACATGGATTTCATCGAAGCCAAGAACGCGGCGGCGCGCGACATCGCCTTGGCCTTTGGCGTGCCGCCCATGCTGCTGGGCATACCCGGCGACAATACCTACAGCAATCTGGCCGAGGCCAATAGGGCGCTGTGGCGCCATACGCTGATCCCACTCGTGGTGCGCGTGGCCGAGGAGCTCAGCAATTGGCTCGCTCCGGCGTTCGGTGGGGCAGTGCTCGCGCCTGATTTCGAAGGCGTCGAGGCGCTGGCGGAGGATCGGGCGCAGCTATGGGCGCGGGTCGGGGGTGCGGAGTTCCTGAGCGATGCGGAGAAGCGGGCGATGTTGGGGGTTTAGGTGGCTTCCTGCGGGCCGGCAAACTCGGTGTCATCCCGGCCTCGAGCCGGGATCCATCCTGAGATCTCGAGATGGACCCCGGGTCAGGCCCGGGGTGACACCGTGTGGGGGAGACAAGAGGATCACGATCATGGACGAGCTGACCAAAACCGTCGTGGAGCGGGGGGATCTGGCGCATCTGGCGCTGTTTTTGTGGGCGGGCGGGGCGAGCACGCTTTTGGTGTGGAGCCTGCGCGAGCTCAGCAAGGTCAACCAGCACTTCAACGACTTCGTGCGCGAGATCGCGACATTGAATCAATTGTTCAAGAAGGGAGATTAAACCCATGCCGAGCAAGACCAGCCGGGAAACAGCGCAGCAGACGTTCCGGCAATTTGCCTGGAATTTGGCGGGCACGCTGGCCAGCTCCAAGGGGAGCAGCAAGCCGGCGACCAAGCCGATCGGCAAGCGCTAATGGCGGCCATTCCGATCAGCGCCGATGGGCGGTTTGCGGGGTATGCCAGCGTCTTCAACCGCGTCGATGCCGGCGGCGACATGGTCATGCCTGGTGCGTTTGCGCGCAGCCTTGCGAAACGACGTGACCGGGTGCGGCTGCTGTTCCAGCATGATCCCAAGGAGCCGGTCGGCATCTGGGAGGCCATGGCGGAGGATAGCCATGGGCTTCATGTTCATGGTCGGCTGGTCGGGGGCGTTGAGCGCGCCGACGCGCTGCGCCGCCTAATCGAGAACCGGGCGCTCGATGGCCTGTCCATCGGCTTTCGCACCGTGCGGGCAACGCGCGAGGGCGGCATCCGCAAGCTTTGGCAGATCGAGCTCTTTGAGATCTCGATCGTGACCTTTCCCATGATGGAGGATGCGCGGATCGCGCCCTCCCTCCTTTCGACGGGCGCCGCTATTGCGGCTGCCACGCACACGATCCGTAACAGCTAAGGATACAAGCACATGACCATCAACAGTGACGGCCTTGAAACCAAGGCCGGCGCAGGGAGCGATATTGCCGTGCTCTTTGCCGAATTTTCGCAGGCCTTTGAAGAGTTCAAGGCCACCAATGACCAGCGCCTGGAGGAGCTCGAAAAGCGCGGCTCGGCCGATGGCCTGCTGGAAGGCAAGCTCGACCGACTCAACGCTGTGCTGGACGGGCAAAAGGCTGCGCTTGACCGGGCCATGGTAGAGCGGGCGCGCCCGCAGCTGGACGGCAAGGCGGCGCATGGTGAGAGTGAATACAAGGAGGCGTTCACCGGCTACGTCAAGCGCGGCGAGGAGAAGGCGCTGTCGGTCGGCGTGGGTGCCGATGGCGGTTATTTCGTGCCCAGCGAAACCGAAACCGAGATCACGCGGCTCATGACAACGGTGTCGCCGATCCGCGCCATTGCCGGCGTGCGTCAGGTGTCGGGCTCGGTCTACAAACGGCCGATCTCGGTGACGGGGCCAGCTGTTGGCTGGGTGGGCGAGACGGCGGCGCGCCCGACAACGGCGTCGCAGACCCTGGCGGAGCTGAGCTATCCGACGACCGAACTCTATGCCATGCCGGCAGCGACCGCAGCGTTTCTTGACGATGCGGCCGTGGATGTGGGGCAGTGGATCGCCGACGAGGTGAATGCCGCCTTTGCGGCGCAGGAAACCACGGCGTTCGTTCTGGGCGATGGCGTCAACAAGCCCAAGGGGTTCTTGACGGCCAATGCGGTGGCGGAAACCAGCTGGAGCTGGGGCAATCTGGGCTATGTGCCGACGGGTGTCGCTGGCTCGCTGCCCACAAGCAATGCCAGCGATGTGCTGATCGACTTGGTCTATTCGCTCAAGGCCGGCTACCGGCAGAATGCATCCTGGGTGATGAACCGCAAGGTGCAGGGCACGCTGCGCAAGCTCAAGGATGCAGACGGCAATTACCTCTGGCAGCCAGCGACAACTGCCGACGGCAAGGCGCGCTTCATGGGGTTTGAGCTGGTCGAGGCCGAGGACATGCCCAATATCGCGGCCAATTCCCTCTCGGTGGCCTTTGGCGACTTCCGCCGAGGCTATCTGATCGTGGACCGCCAGGGCGTGAGTGTCCTGCGCGATCCATTCAGCTCCAAACCCTATGTGCTGTTCTACACCACGAAGCGCGTGGGTGGCGGCATCGCCGACTATGACGCGATCAAGCTGCTGAAATTTGCGGCCTCGTAAGGCACGGTCTCTCATTCCAGCGTCATTGCCCGGCTTGTCCGGGCAATCCATTTCACCACGTGCGCGGCGCCATGGACCACCCGGACAAGCCGGGTGGTGACGGAGTGATTGGGCCTACTGTCCACCCGACATCGTGGGCAGACGCGTCCCGCGGGAACAAGCACACAAAAGGCAAAAACAATGACTTCTTATCTTCTCGCGGGGGCCGCGCAGGAGCCGGTTTCGCTTGCCGAGGCGAAGGCGTATCTGCGGCTTGACGACGAGGCCGAGGATGGACTGGTTGCAACGCTGATCGGGGCGGCGCGGCTGCATGTGGAGGGGATTACGGGGCGGGCACTGCTGGCGCAGACCTGGCGGATGGTGCTCGACCAATGGCCCCAGAACGGGCAGGTGAAGCTGCCGGTGACGCCGTTTATCAGTGTTGAGCAGATCATTGCCTATAATAATGACGGCATCGGGCACACCGTGCCGCTGGCCCAGTTTGCCCGCGAGCCGGACCGGCTCGTGTTGCCGCGCCAGCTCAATGGCGTGCCAGTTCTGCGCGAGCGACACGCCATAGAGATCGACTATGTGGCGGGGTTCGGCACCGAGCCCGAGGATGTGCCGGCCGACCTTCGGCAGGCCTTGCTGGCTTTGGTGGCTTACTGGTTCGAGCACCGTGATGCGGTGATCGTTGCTGGTTCAGGCGCAGTGGTGCCTTCGGGGTTCGACCGGATGGTAGCCGTTCACAAGCAGGTGCGGCTATGAGCGCCGCTGTGCCGCCGATCGGGACGCTGACGGATCGGGTGCAGTTCAAGCGACGCGAGATGGTGGGGGAGGCTGGGGGCGGGCATGCCAGCATGTTCGTGCCGGTGACGAACCTTTGGGCGCGGGTGCGTTCGCTCAGTGGGCGCGATGGCGTGGCTGCGGACGGGCGCAATGTGACGGTCTCGCATGCCGTGGTCTTGCGCTTTCGCAAGGATGTCTCGCCCGGGGACCGGCTGGTTTATCGGGGCCGCAACCTTGAGGTGGTGAGCGCGGACGATCTTAATGGGCGCCGCGCTTATCTCAGTTGCACGTGCAGCGAAACGAGCTGGACCGGCTAGCCATGCACCCCATCATCGAAGTGCAGGAAGCGCTGGTAGTGGCGCTCAAGAGCGATGCGGCGCTGCTGGCGCTGGTGGGCGGAGCCGTATTTGATGCCCCGGCAAAGGGGCAGGCGCCACCTTATGTGGTGATTCGAAGGCATGACATAGTGCAGCGCGACGGCGACCTGGCTGTGCTGCAGGAGCATCGCGTGCTGGTGCACTGCTGGGCGGACCAACCCAGCCGCCGGCGCGTGCTGGAGATTGCCGAGCGTCTCGTCGCGGTAGCGCTGGGGCTCGATGCAGTGACGCATGCAGAGCATGTGCGCACGGACACAGTGATCGATGACGAGACGGGGCTGGCTCGCGCGGCAGTGACGCTGCGGTTTTTGAGCGAGGGGTAGCGCCCATCGGATCGCCACGCTGGGGCTCGACGCGTGCGGGCTGCGCTTACGAACACATCCCAAATGGAGAACCCTCGGGTCGAGCCCGAGGGTGACGATGGAGCGTGAGAAATTTTTTGGAGATCGAAATGGCGGCCCAGAGTGGCAAGGATATGCTCTTGAAGCTCGACCAAACGGGGTCGGGGAGTTTTCTGACGGTGGCCGGGCTGCGTACACGGCAGCTGGCGTTTAATGCGGCGAGCGTTGACACGACGGATCAGGAAAGCGCCGGACGCTGGCGGGAGCTGCTGGCGGGCGGCGGGGTGAAGCGGGCTTCGGTGAGCGGGGCAGGTGTCTTCAAGGACACGGCGTCCGATGCGCAGATCCGGCAGCTGTTCTTCGGCGGGACGATCCGCAACTGGCAGCTGATCCTGCCCGACTTTGGCACTGTGCAGGGCCCGTTCCAGATCGTGGCGCTGGAGTTTTCGGCGGATCATGCAGGGGAAGTGACGTTCGACCTGGCGCTCGAGAGCGCGGGCGAGGTGGTTTTTACGGCGCATTGAGGCATTTGTCCCTGCGGGTTGAGCGTCATTGCCCGGCTGGTCCGGGCAATCCAGGGCGCTGCGCAAGTGGAAAAATGGATCACCCGGACGAGCCTGGTGATGACGGTGGGGCGGGTAGCGCGTCCCTGCACCATCTGCCGAGGGCGGCTTCCCTGGGGTGGTTTCATGGTTATCAGAAGCACTAGTAGGCCTCATCCTGAGCCTGGCGAAGGACGAGGCCGTGGCAGCATCGGTGTGCCCACTCTCATGGTTCGACAAGCTCACCATGAGGTTTCAGGAAATTTGGAAGGGGTAGAAGAAATGGCGATCATCCAGCGCGGCGAGATCGATGCGGAGATTGGTGGGGAGAGGCGCACGCTTTGCTTGACGCTGGGGGCTCTGGCGGAGCTGGAGCAGCGCTTGCAGGCGGGTGATCTGGCGGGGCTGGCGGAGCGGTTTGGGAACGGGCGGGTGTCGGCGAGAGACCTGACGGCGATCATCGGGGCGGGGCTGCGGGGCGGGGGTCATGCGATCAGCGATGACGATCTCGCGCGGCTCAGCATTGAAGGCGGCATTCGCGGCGCAGCGGAAATAGCGGCGCGCCTGCTGCGGGCGACCTTTGGAGAAGCGCAATGAATGCCTTCCCCTGGGATGCGGCGATGCGCTTCGGGCTCGGCGTACTGCACCTGCCGCCGCGCGAGTTCTGGGCAATGACGCCGCGGGAGTTGGCAGCGGCCTGGGGCGCGGTGATGGGCGAGCGGAGCGGCCCGCTGGAGCGCCCGACACTTGAAACCCTGATGGAGCGTTTTCCCGATGCGCGATAGCTTTTTTCCCGACAGCTTTGGCGACGAGCTGGGCGATGTCTCCCTTGAGCTAGAGCGCATTAGCGATCTGGCGGACGGCGTGGCGCGCTCGATCAGCACTGCGTTTCGCGGAGCATTGCTGGACGGAAAGTCCTTCCGCTCGCTCCTGGGCGACATTGCGCGCAGCTTTGCCGATATCGCGCTCAAGGCGGCGATCAAGCCATTTGGTGATCTGCTCGGGGGCGTGGTGGGCAATCTCTTTGCTGGCGCCGATCCGGCGCTGGGCCAGGTAACGCCGTTTGCCAAGGGCGGGGTCATTGCGGCGCCCAGTTATTTTCCTCTCGGAAATGGATTGGGTCTGATGGGGGAGGCGGGGCCGGAGGCTATCATGCCGCTGCAGCGCGGGGCCGATGGTCGGCTCGGTGTCGCGGGCGGCGGTGGCGCGGTGCATGTGACGTTCAATGTGCAGGCGCAGGATGCAAGGAGCTTCGCCCGGAGCGAGGCGGAGATTTCCGCCATGTTGTTGCGGGCGGTGCGGCGGGGCTCGAGGGGGAGTTAGGGGCTCCGGCTGGATCGTCACCCTCGGCCTCGCCCCGAGGGCGTTGCACTTCCTATCCATCCAAAGTGAAGAGCCCTCGGGTCGAGCCCGAGGGTGACGATCTGTTGTGGGCGGGGGATGTGGTTACTTCTAAAATCTAAGGACCAAAGAAATGGCTTTTCACCCTGTTCGCTTTCCGCTCGATGTTGCGCTGGGGGCGCGAGGTGGGCCGGAGCGGCGGACCGATGTTGTTCAACTGGCCGGTGGGGGCGAGCAGCGCAACGGGCGCTGGCGCCATTCCCGGCGGCGCTACAATGCCGGCTATGGCGTGAAATCTCGCGCGGATATGGCCGAGGTCTTGGCGTTCTTCGAGGAGCGGCGAGGGCGGCTGCATGGGTTTTTGTGGCGCGATGGGCTCGATTATTCGAGCAATGGCACGACGCCAACGGCATTGGATCAGCTGATCGGCACAGGCGACGGGACGCGAACGGAGTTCGGCCTGACCAAGCGTTATGGGGCGAACTTCGATCCCTATCTCAGGCCCATTGCGTGGCCTGTGGCGGGCAGCGTCAGGATTGCCGTCGATGGCGCGGAGCTGACGGAGAACTGGAGCATGGATGGTGGGACGGTGTGCTTTGCCGTTCCGCCCGCTTCAGGAGCACAAATAACCGCTGGGTTCCTGTTCGACGTGCCGGTGCGGTTCGATACCGATCGCCTCGATGTGGAATTGAGCAGTTTCGACGGGGCGGAAGTTCCCTCCATCCCCTTAGTGGAGATCCTGCCATGAGGACGCTGGAGCCCGGGTTTGCCGCCCTTTTTGCGCAGGGTGAGACGACGCTGGCCAATTGCTGGCGGATCGAGCGGCAGGACGGGCTGGTGCTCGGCTTTACCGACCATGACGAAGCGCTGCGCTTTGGCGAAACGGATTTCGTACCGGCGCATGGGCTCGATGGCGGTGAGGCGCCGTCCAAGCTTGGCGCGCAGGTGGAAACTAGCGAGGTGCTGGGCATGCTCCATGCCGAGGCGATCAGCGAGCATGATATTCTGCTCGGCCGCTATGACGGTGCGGAAGTGCAGACCTGGCGGGTCAATTGGATGGAGCCTTCGCAGCGTCTGCTGCTGCGAACCGACACGATCGGGGAGATCGTGAGGGAAGACGGGGTGTTTCGGGCAGAGCTGCGCTCCGGGCAGCAGACTCTGAACCGCACACGCGGGCGCGTCTACCAGGGGATGTGCGATGCATCCGTGGGTGACGGGCGTTGTGGGGTGGATCTGGACCAGCCGGCATTCACCGCAACAGCGGGTGTGCTGGGGTTCGATGATCCTTATCGGCTCATCGTGGCGGGGTTGGAGGGATATGCCGCCAATTGGTTTGCCTTTGGCACGGTGATCTGGACGGGCGGGCGCCGCATTGGCCTGCGCGACGGCGTGCTGACGCATACCAGGAGCGGGAACACGGACATCCTGAGCTTTGCGGTCAAGCTCGGGGACTGGGTGGCCGTGGGCGACACGCTGACGGTTTTGGCAGGCTGTGACCGGCGCTTTGCCACCTGCAAGGGCAAGTTCGGCAATGGCGTCAACTTCCGCGGCTTTCCTCATATTCCAGGCAGTGACTATGTGCTGCGCCATCCGCGCAGCGGACAGGCCATGGACGGCCGGGCGGTGGTGAAATGAGCGAGGATGTGGTGCGAGCAGCGCGGCTGTTTCTCGGCACGCCTTATCGGCATCAGGCGTCGATGCCGGGTGCCGGCTGCGATTGCCTGGGCCTGCTGCGCGGCGTGTGGCGCATGTTGTATGGCGCTGAACCAGAGGCCATGCCGCCTTATCGTGCCAACATGCGCGATCCGCTCAATGCTGGTGCGCTGCGCCAGGCTGCCGAGCGGCTGCTGCTGCCTGAGGCAGGCGAGTTGCGGGCAGGGCAGGTGGTGTTGTTTCGCCTCCATCGGGCGACGGAGCCCAAGCACTGCGGCATCATGGTGAGCGCCGACCGGTTCATTCATGCGCAGGAACGGCTGGGTGTGGTGGAGGCCAATCTGACCGAAGGCTGGCGAGAACGAGTAAGCGCACGGTTCCGCTTTCCGCCAGCGCCCTAGCGCATCTCATTGAAGGAAAAGAACATGGCCACTTTGTCACTGTCGCTCGCTGGCCAATTCGCCGGCGGGCTTGTTGGCGGCCCGATCGGCGCCACGATCGGGCGTGCGCTGGGAGCGCTGGCCGGGAGTGCTGTTGATGGCATGCTGTTTGGCGAAACGCCGCAGCGGCCGGCCAATGACATCCGGCTGCAAGGGTCTTCCGAGGGCGGCGCCATTCCCCGGCTTTATGGCTGGAGCCGACTGGCGGGCAACATCATCTGGGCGCGTGAGCTGGAGCTGCTCAACGATGAGGATTCGGGCGCCAAGGCGATGGGTGCGCCGCGAGAAGACGAGGTGGGCGCGAGCTTTGCCGTGGCCTTTTGCGAAGGGCCGGTCAGCCGCATGGGGCGGATCTGGGCGGACGGGCAATTGCTGGACACCGAAGGTCTAACGCTCCGGTTTTACCGGGGCACAGAGGACCAATTGCCTGATGGGCTGATCGAGACGACGCAGGGCGTGGCGCCGGCCTATCGGGGGCTATGCTACCTCGTGGTGGAGCAATTGCCGCTCTCGCGCTTCGGCAATCGCATTCCGCAGCTATCGGTGGAGCTGTGCCGTGCGGTGGGGGACCTCGAAGGCGACATCGAGGCGGTGACATTGATCCCTGGTGCCACGGAGTTTGGCTATGACCCGGTGGCGCGGGTGCGGATCGTGGGACCGGGCGCGACCGTGGGCGAAAATGTTCATGCATCGGCTGAGGTCAGCGACTGGACCCTGTCCATCGACGAGCTGGCGGCGCTCTGTCCGCGCCTCGAGCATGTGGCTGTCGTGATTGCCTGGTTCGGCGATGATCTGCGGTGCGATCACTGCACGGTGGGGCCGCGGGTGGAGGCGGCCAGCCGCGACGTGGTGGGCGTTAGCTGGAGCGTGATGGGGCTGGGGCGCGGCGATGTGCCGGTGGTCTCCAGCCACAATGGTGGGCCGGCCTATGGCGGCACGCCTTCGGATGCTTCGGTCTTGGCGGCGATCGCCGATCTCAAGTCGCGCGGTATTGCGGTGACGCTTTACCCCCTCGTCATGATGGACATTCCGAGCGGCAATGGCTTGCCCGACCCTTATGGCGGCGCGGAGCAGGCGAGCTATCCCTGGCGGGGGCGGATCATGTGCGATCCGGCGGTGGAAGGGACGGCGGAAGCGGTGGCGCAGGTTCTGAGCTTTGCCGGGCGGTTTCGCAGCATGGCTTTGCACTATGCCGCGCTTTCGGTGGAGGCGGGTGGGGTCGATGCGCTGGTGATCGGCTCGGAAATGCGTGGGATGACGACCGTGCGCGGGCCAGACGAAAGCTTCCCGTTCGTGGATGCGCTGGTGGCGCTGGCGGCCGATGTTCGCCAAATGGTGGGGCCTGCAACCAAGCTGACCTATGCCGCGGACTGGAGCGAATATGGTGGCTACCAGCCGCCGGGCGAGAAGTTCTTTCACCTCGATCAGCTCTGGGCTTCGCCAGACATCGATGCGGTGGGGATCGACAATTACATGCCTATTGCCGATTGGCGGGACGGCACGGCGCATGCCGATGCTCCTTTGGGAGCGAGCATCTATGAGCTCGACTACCTCGCCGGCAATGTAGCGGGTGGAGAGGGCTATGACTGGTTCTACATGAGCGATGCCGACCGGCACGCGCAGTTGCGCACGCCCATCACCGATGGCGCACATGACGAGCCTTGGGTCTATCGGTTCAAGGACATCCGCAACTGGTGGAGCCAGCCGCATTTCAACCGGCCCGGTGGGACGCGCTCGGCGACGCCGACGCAATGGGTGCCCGGCGGGAAGCCGATCTGGTTTACGGAACTAGGCTGCGCAGCGGTCGATAAAGGTGCCAACCAGCCCAACATTTTTGGCGACAGCAAGAGCGCCGAAGATGGACGGCCTTACCATTCGAGCGGCGCGCCCGATCCGCTGATGCAAAGGCAGGCGCTTCGGGCCCATCATCGATTCTGGCGAAATCCTGCCAACAATCCTGCCGGCATGGTGGACGTGGAGCGCATCTACCATTGGACTTGGGACGCGCGGCCTTACCCAGCCTTTCCCGCGCAGGAGGACGTCTGGGCCGATGGCGTGAACCACCGCACGGGACATTGGCTGACGGGGCGGCTGGGTGGTGCGAGTAGCGACGAGATCGCTGTTGCAGTTGCGCGCGATCATGGGGCGGATTTGCGGGCTGAGCCTGCTGCGCCACTGATCGGGGGCTATGTGCTCGAGCAGGCGACAACGGCGCGCGATGCGCTGGAGCCGATCTTGCAGGTCACGGGGCTGAGCCTGCGCAGTCGTGCGGAGGGGTTGGAGCTTGCCAGCCCAAGACGAGATGAAATCGTCGTGCTCGATCCCGACGATCTGGTGCTTGAGGACGGGCCGGTGTTGTCGCGCCGGCGAGGTGATCCAAGTGAGGCACCGGGGCAATTCGTGCTGAGCTTTGCTGATCGCGAGTGGGATTACCTCACGGCCAGCGTCACGGCAGTTAATCACAGAAAGGGGCCGTTGGCGGGTGAGGCGTCCAGTCTGGTGCTGGACGGAATTGGTGCGCGCTTGGCGGCGGAGCGGATGCTGGATGCGCGGAGTGAGAGGCGCGAAACGCTGGAGTTCACACTTCCTCCATCGCAGCTGGCGCTGGAGCCTGGTGACGTTATCGACATTGCTGGACTTGCCGAAGGGCCGTTCGAGATTGTGGAGATCCGCGATGGCTTGAGCCGACACATCACGGCCCAGACACTGCCGGTGCCGATAGCGATTGCGACGGAGGTGGAGCGTGCGCCGCGTGCTGCTGCGCTGAACGCGGTGCGCTCGATACCCGTGGTGACCTTTGCACACTTACCGCCTAGGTCGGAGGACGGCGGTCGCTCCCGACTGGTTGTGGGTGCCTTTGCTTCTCCGTGGCCGGGCAGTCTCGATGTGGTGGACGATATAACGGGCGCAAGGCTCGTGCAATTGTCGCGCCGCGCAAGGCTTGGGGTCACCACCGCGGCCTTTGCTGTAGGTTCGGTTGGAGGCTGGGACGAGAGCCAGAGCCTAGAAATTGCGCTTTATGGCGGGCATCTCGCTTCGGTGACGCCGGACGCGGTGCAGGCTGGCAGCAATCGTATCGCAGTGCAAAGTGATGGCGGCGGCTGGGAGGTCTTGGGGTTTGCCGAGGCCCAATTGACAGCGCCTGGGCGCTATCGCTTGAGCAAGCTATTGCGTGGGCTGGATGGCACAGCCGCAGCGATGGGCAATGTCTCGGCTGGTGGGCGGGTGATGGTCCTTGATGGCCGAGTGGAAACGCTTCTTTTGGATGCGCAATCGCTCGGGCAGCAGCGGCAGTTCCGGATCTATGCGGGCCCAAGTGATTTGGTGGGCGCTGTTGTTTCCGTAACGACCAGCAATGCCCTCGCTCTGCCGCTCGCGCCAGTTCACCTACGAGCGCAACGGCTTGCCGGAGGCGATGTGATGCTGACCTGGGTGCGCGGCAGCCCAGTCGAAAGCGGCGGTGGCGAGAACTATGCGATCTCCATATCGGACGATGGCGCAGTCCTCCGTACCTTCGCCAGCGGTTCGCCCATGGCCATCTACAGCGCGGCCGAGCAGATCGCCGACTTCGGGGTGCTGCCGGACAGTTTTGATTTCACCATTGCACAGGTCAGCGCGGCGCTGGGCGCCGGGGCTGCAGGGGAGGGCACATTTTCATGACAAAGACGCGCTTCGAGCTTTGCCTCAACGAGGTGCTGCGGCACGAAGGGGGCTATGTCGATCACCCAAGTGACCCGGGCGGCGCCACCAATATGGGTATCACGCGCAAGACGCTGGCGCGCTGGCGCAAGGTTTCGCCCTGGTGGTCGCTGCCAAAATCGGCAGTGCAGGTGCTTGGGCGGGAGGAGGCGGCGCGCATCTATCGCGCCGGCTATTGGGAGGCCGTCAAGGCGGGCTCCCTGCCGCCCGGGCTGGACCTGGCCGTCTTTGACTATGCAGTGAACTCGGGGCCAAGCCGCGCCATCCGCGCTCTGCAGACGGAGGTGGGCACGAAAGTGGATGGCTATATCGGCCCCCTGACGCTTGCGGCCGTGCGGACGCGCATCACGCAGGAGGGTGCCTCGGAACTAATCGCGGCCTATTGCGCAAGGCGGCTCAAATTCCTGTCTGGGCTCAGCACCTTTGCCGTTTTCGGCAAGGGCTGGTCAGCCCGCGTTGCGGCTATCCGCGCGGCGGCCATGGGTGCGGCCGGCGCACAAATTATTCCAACAGAAACAAACCAGTGGAGCAAAACATTGAATCTGATTGATGGCTACAAAACCTATATCATCGCAGCAATCATGCTGCTGGCCGGACTTGCGCAGATCCTTGGCGTGGAACTGCCGGCGCTGGATGGTCAGGCGGCTGGGCACCTGGTGATGGAAGCGCTTGCCGTGATCTTCCTGCGCAAGGGCCTCAAGGGCGATATCGGCAGGGCGTAG